CGCCGGTCTTATGATCGCGGCTATGGCGGGGACAATCTTTTCAGCCATGTGGATCATTAAATAAGAAAAGGAATCACATGAAACTGATCGCCACCATCCTCTGCGCCCTGTCTCTGACAGGCTGCGCCACTGCCGAGTACCAAGCCTACGCTGACGCCCACAAGGCCCAAGCAGCGGCTCAGACGGCCCGGTATCAGGCTCTTGCTGACATCGCTCGGCAGGGTGACACCACGGCCAAGGTTGCTGCGGTCATGTCTTTGCAGATGGGCAGCGCGCAGCAGACCCAGCAGATCAACGCCCCCAAGAGCTGGGCTGACTATGCCTTGCAGTGGACGGGCCTTCTGTTGCCGACATTCGGGCAGGTCTACAGCGTCAACAAGCAAACCAGCTTGGGTATGCGCCAGTCTGACAACGCAACGGCGCTGGGTATCAGCACCAACGCTGCGTTCGTGGGTATTGCTTCAAAGATTCAAGCGCCAGCAGCCAACATAACCACCACTACAACAACAAACACCGACAGCACCCATGCGCCGACTGTTGTGACTCAGCCTGCTCCAATCGTGGTTACGCAACCAGCTCCCTTGGTTGTACCAACTACCGTCAACAACATTACGCCAGCAGCGCCATGAAAGACTGGGCTGTTGCATTAATTGCAGCGGCCCTTCTGATCGGGCTGGCGTTGTGGTGCACCCGCGTTTTTATCTGGAGTTTTTATGGTTGACCTCACCAAAGCCATTGGAGCCGTTGCCGCAAGTGTCGCTGCATTGGGTGGCAGTTACACGCTGGCCGACAAGTTCGGTTGGTTTGACCAAGCCATTATTGAATGGTCGCCAGAGAATTTCAAGATCGTGGCAGAAGCTGGACAGCCTATCAATGTAACCGTTGCGCGGATCAAGAAGCGTGACGACTGCTCTGTTGAGAGTTTTACGCCGAGCATCCGTGATGCAGCGGGTATGGTGCATGAGGCCACAACTACCGCAAGCAAGTTCAGCGGACCCGCAGGGCCAGAGATCGACACGTTCACATACCAACTCACTATGGTGAGAAAAGAAAAAATTGCCAGCGGCAAGGCAACTCTGCTGGCAACCATCAAGTACAAATGTCCTGAAGGGGAGCGCGTTGTGCAGTATCCCCGCCACACCAACCTCAGTTTTGAATTGAAAGGGTAAGCGATGTTTCCATTGACAGCACTTCTTGAGGTGGGCGGCAAGCTCATCGACAAGCTCATCCCCGATCCAGAGGCCAAAGCCAAAGCCCAACTCGACCTTGCCAAAATGGCGCAAGATGGTGAGTTGGCGAAGATGGCTAACGACACCAAGCTATTTGAGATTGAACAAACGTCCATCACAGAGCGCTGGCGTTCCGACATGGGGTCTGACTCTTGGCTGTCCAAGAACATTCGCCCTATGGCCCTCATAGCTATCTTCGTGGCCTATTTCGTGTTTACCATGATGTCGGCCTACGGTTACAACGCCCAAGAATCCTACGTTCAGTTGCTGGGCCAGTGGGGACAAATCATTTTCTTGGCCTATTTCGGTGGCCGGACAGTTGAAAAACTTGCAGACATGCGGAGCAAAAAATGAAAGACAACTTTGCAGAAGCGCTTGAACACGTCTTGAAGCATGAAGGCGGCTATGTAAACCATCCAAGCGACCCCGGCGGCATGACCAACTTGGGCGTAACCAAGAAGGTGTGGGAAGCGTGGGTCGGTCATGAAGTGGACGAGAAGATCATGCGTGGGTTGACGCCTGCTCAAGTGGCACCGATGTACAGGGCGAAGTACTGGGACAAGATCAAGGGCGACGATCTGCCCGACGGCGTGGACTACGTTGTGTTCGACGCTGCGGTCAACAGTGGCCCAGGCCGTGCTGCCAAGTGGTTGCAAGCCTGCGTGGGTGTTGAGCCTGACGGCGGTATTGGCCCCAAGACGCTGGCGGCGGTGGCGGCGTTTGAGGGCGATCTGGTGGACGACTACAGCAAGCGCCGCCTGTCCTTCCTGATGGACTTGCCCCACTGGCCGACTTTTAGCAAAGGCTGGAGTCGGCGAGTGGCCGAGGTGCGGTCAGACGCCGCCACGTTCCACGATGTCGTAAAACCAGTCGTCCCCAGCGCTCCACTTGCGTGATCCGTCAACGGTGTAGAAGTCCTTGGCCGCTTGGAAGTCAGGAAACTTTACCTCGGCGGGGATCAGGCTCTGGTCGTACCACAGGCAGCGGTTGTTGGGCTGCGTAGCAAACTGGCCGTTGTCCAACCGGATGAAGTTGAAGCTCTTGTGCTCCTCGGCTTGCTCGGTAAAGCCCGTGTCAGCGTCCATTCCATCGGCGCAGAAGTCCACAGTAAACAGATACTTGCCGTGGTGCCACTGCTTGTCCTTGCCCAAGAATTTGACGCCCAAGTTGCGCAGGCCGATCTTCTCGCAGACCGTGAAGCGGTAACCCATGCAGTCCCACAGTTGCAAGGCGTCGATGGGCAGGTTGCCGTGGTCTTTACGCCAAACGTAAGCGTGCAAGGGCAGTTTGTCGTACAAAGCGCCGTAGGCAGGCAGGAGGGATTCAATCCTGAATACCTGACCGCGCAACGCCTTGATGCTGACCCAGATGGCTGGCTCCAATTCGCCAAAGCCCTTGGTGTGGTTGTACAGAAACTCGCGACGCACAAAGCACTTTAAGGGCGGTAGTGATGCAATGATGTAGCTCATGTGTTCCTCGCCATTTCTAGCATCAATTGGCGGCAATCGTTCCAGCCCACCATGTACTCTACGCTCTCGCCGTCACTGGCGGTGAGGGCATCAGGGATGCTAGGCCGCAAAGCGGCACTTACAGCATTTAGCCGTGTTGTGGCCTCGCGCTCAATGCGGTTAAATTCTTCGTCTTCGGGGGTCATAAACAACTCCGTAAAGTAAGAAGACCCAGCATCAGCACGATGAAGGCCACCACGATCCACACCAACTGTTTATTAGCGGGAGTGGGTTTGTCTTCGGGGATCATTTGATGATCCTTAAGAACGCACCGCATCGGGCGCATTTGTAGATAGGGGAGCCATCAACTGGCTCCCAAAGATGTTGCTTACAGTCGCTCATTCTGGCCTCGGACAGTTCTCGGGGACTGAAACCACGCACCACACCGCAGCCCACTGGCCTCGGCGCGGGCCTTCCCAACGGTCAACGTACACGCCAAAGCATGTCTCAAGTGTTTGGCGCAGGCTGTCAGCAGAAATGCTTGTGCACTCTACAAGCTCGGCCACGGTGCGGCCATCGGGATGGTCTTGCAGGCACTTGCGAATCTTGTCGTGGTGTGATCTCACTTGAACCTCCGCAGCGGCTCAACCTTGCGCTCTGGCGGGGGCGGCGTCATCTTCTCGCTTGGCGGGGTCCAGCCCCACTTGCGCCAAGTCGTCTGCACGTCCGCGCCTGACGACCACTTAAAATCTTTGTTCGGTACTGATGGGTAGACTTTCATTTTTTGCTCCTTCGATTACTAAGTGCCGGTAGGCACGGATCGCTGCCTTCAAGTCTGTTTCCAGACTCTTAATCAGCTCGTCTTGCTCAATCAGCCTTGCTGTGGCCTCCTGTGCAAACTTCGCCAGGTTGTGCGCTTCCCACGCCGCAAACCTGTTCACGGTTGGGTGGCCTGCGCCAGCAGCTCGGCCCTCTCTCTAGCCACACGCAGCGTGTTGTAGCGCTGGTGCAGACGTTCGATCACTTTAACGCGCCGAGCGTTTGCCATCTCGGAGTCCAGCAGCGCTTTGACATCCACCTCTGGCAGCAGCGCCAGCACTTTGTTAAGACTTCGCCATGTGTAGGTCAATTTTTTTCTCCAGTTGTTCAATCAGTTTGACCGTGTGGTCATGCGTGCGCTGCACCGCGTTGAGTTGCCGCGTCTTGTGCTTCAGTTCAGACTTGGCCGCCCGCAGTTTGGCTTTCCATTGGTCGATGCGTTTCATTTGAGTGCCTCCAAGGCGATGGTTGAAAGGCTTTGCTTGTCATGTAGCGCGCCCCAAATTTTCTCATCGACAGTAGCGTCGGTCAGAAATACGTAGCACCACACGTCATGCCGCTGGCCGCTACGATGCAAGCGCCCGATGGTCTGCTCATACAGTTCGAGCGACCAGGGCAGGGACAAGAAGACGATGTGGTGCCCTCCG